ATGACAAATAATAAAACCTTTGATACAATATCCTTGACTAACCAAGAACTGTCAGTTGTCCCTATGAAGGAGGAAAGAGAAATGTTAAGGGCAACAGACAAAATTACCGCTTTATATTGCAGACTTTCTCAGGAGGATGCACTGGCTGGCGATAGCAACTCCATTGTGAATCAGAAAAATATCCTGCTCCAATATGCCAAGGATAACCGCTTTCCGAATCCGACTTTTTTCGTAGACGATGGCTACAGTGGCACTACCTTTGACCGCCCTGGTTTTCAGAAAATGCTGGATGAAATTGAATCCGGCAATGTAGCGGTTTGTATCACAAAAGACCTTTCCAGACTTGGCAGAAACTCTGCTATGACAGGATTGTACACCAATATCACATTCCCGAAACACGGTGTCCGCTATATTGCCATCAATGATAATTTCGATACCAGCGATCAGAATGGCATGGGGATTGATATGGCAGGCATCAAGAACTGGATCAATGAGTTTTATGCCCGTGATACCAGTCGCAAAATCAGAGCCGTCAATAAATCCAAAGGTTCCCGTGGTATTCCACTTACAACCAATGTTCCTTACGGATATATGAAAAATCCGGATGATCCTACCCGTTGGCTCGTTGATGAAGAAGCAGCTATCGTTGTAAAGTATATCTTCAAGATGGCAATGGAGGGACGTGGGCCGAGCCAGATTGCAACGCAGCTGACCAAGGACAAGGTACTTACTCCAACAGCTTATAAGCAGAAACAGGGCTTAAATACTCCACAGGCGACACCGGAGAATCCAAGTAAATGGCATCAGACCACAGTGAGAAAGATTCTGGAACGCAGAGAATATACAGGCTGTATCGTCAACTTCAAGACCTTTACCAATTCTATTTGGGACAAGAAAAAGCGTGATAATCCGGTAGAAAATCACTCTGTTTTCTATGATACTCACGAAGCGATCATTCCAGAGGATATATTCGAGAAGGTTCAGGTGTTGCGTCAGAGTCGCCAACGCAGATCCAAGACAGGTAAAACAAGTCTGTTCTCCGGCATGGTGCATTGTGCCGATTGTGGTGAGAAGCTGTATTACTGCACAGCCAACAATTTTGAGAAACGACAGGATTTCTTCGAGTGTTCCACCCATCGTAAGAATGATGAAAAATGCAAATCCCACTACATCCGTGCAGTCGTTTTGGAGGATATGGTGTGGATGCACATGGAAACTGTTATCAGCTATATTCTCCACTATGAAGATCACTTCCGTGCAGTTGTGCAGGAACAGCTAAAAATAGAAAGTGATGAAAAGACACAGGCATGGAGAAAGCAGCTGACACAGGCTGAAAAACGTATTGCTGAGTTGGACAGACTGTTCGTGAAGATTTATGAGGACAATGCCAAAGGAAAACTGTCTGACGAGCGTTTTTCTATGATGAGTGGCAACTATGAAGCGGAACAGAAAAAACTCAGAATGGACGCTGTAGAGCTTCAGAAGAATATCGAAGAACAGGAGCGTCAGAATGAGCGATTGGAGAACTTTATTCAGAAAGCAAAACACTATCAGGATCTGAATTCCCTGACTCCTGATGCGCTGCGAGATATGGTCAGTGCCATCTATGTAGGTGCGCCGGACAAGTCTTCCGGCAAACGTCAGCAGAAAATCGAAATTTACTATGATGGTGCAGGCTTTATTCCGCTGAACTTATTGATGCAAAGAGAAACGGCGTGACCGAAGTCACGCCGTACTCTCCCCGAAAATCGGGACTTTTAATTTTTCCTGTTTTACGGGCACCGCCCGAAGCGCGTGCTGTTTTTGTTGTTGAAGGCTAGATTTTTACTTCTGTCCCATCCTTGAAAGTGAACCGCAATTTATCTTTGTTGATGACGGTCACATGGTCAACCATGCTGTGCCAGAGCATGGTGTCAAACTCGGTGAGTATCCCGCCATGCTTTTTCAACTCGGAGAGGAAAGTTTCGATGTTCTTCCGCCGGGTTGTTTTTTCTTTAATCTGCCTAATGACAGATTCCAGATTGGCTTTCGCAGCATCGAAGCGTTGGGTAAGACACTCGTACTTTCTTTGGTATTCTGTCTGGTCGAGAGCGACATGGGCATTTTCATTAATGATCTGCTGTATCATCTCAGCCACGATTTCAACCTCATTCTGCAATTCTTCCTGCTGGGATTCCAGCGCCGAGGTGTCATAAAGGGTAGATTTGATGAATTCGAAATTGTCGATGATTTCCTCCTTATCCTCGAGGAGTCTGTTCATCGCCGCCACGAAGAGCTTCTTGATGGTGTCTTCATCCAAATGTGGAGTCTGGCATTTGTGGCTTCCCTTGAATTTCTTGTTGCATTGCCAAACCATGCGACGGTATTTGCTGTTTGAATGCCAGACCTTTGAGC